GAGAAGACCAGGACTTCCCCTAAAATCACAGAAGACTCTTTGGAATTCCTGGGAGGTGACGGTAAACTGTATCTGGAGTACTTGACGATCGTGTCCAGGCTCGGAATACTAAAAACATGGCTGGAAAATGTGGGAGAAGACGGCTGTCTGAAAGGGAGCTGCTTCACAATCGGCACACCGAGTATGCGAGCACGCCATAAGGTCATAGTGAATGTTCCTTCCAGCACTTCAGTTTACGGACCTGAAATGCGTCGGCTGTTCATGTCCAAGCCGGGCTGGAAGATGGTGGGCTGTGACTCTTCAGGCAACCAAGCCAGAGGACTGGCCCATTATTTGAACAACCCCGAGTTCACGGACATCCTGCTGAACGACGACATCCACATCTATAACGCAGGCAAGCTGGATGCCGTACTGGCCGAGATGGGAATTGATTGGTCGCAATACCTGATCAACCAAGGCGCTGAGGCTGATGAAGAGCACACGCTGGAAGAAGTCTTGGCAAGTAAAAAGAGAGGTGCTGCCAAAAGAATCTTATACGCCTTCCTGTTTGGAGCCTCCGGAGGAAAACTCTGGGGCTACATCTTCGGCCAGCAGAACGATAAACGCGGCAACACTCTCAAGAAAGGCTTCACCAAAGCCGTGCCAGGCTTCAAGGATTTGTTGGAGAAGCTGGAGCGTGTCTTCGAAAAAACCAAGAGAGACAACGGCGGGAAAGGGTTCATACCTTCAATAGCGGGCACCCGCATTTACGTAGATTCCAAACACAAGCTTCTGGTGTACCTCCTCCAATCTTTGGAGAAAATCACTTGCGCCGGTGCTTGTCTGTTGTTGACGCAATACTTCGAAGAAGAGGGCATCCCCTACATCCCTTCAATATTTATGCACGACGAGCTAGACTTTCAGGTACCGGACGAGTATGCTGAGAGAGCTGCCGAATTAGGCGTCAAAGCCTTTCAGGAAGGACCCAAGCTGTTTGGTGTCACAATAATGGACGGCAACGGAAAAGTTGGATTAAACTGGATGGATATTCACTGATGAGCGATATACTGGACGAATGCTGTTCTTGCCGTTTAAACCCTCCCTGCAATTTCTGCTTGGAGACTTATGCATGCGAGTGCTGCGGCACTCGCGTCGAAGCGGCAGAAGAGCTGCAGAGGGCTGCGGAAGCCCTGAAGTGCAATGAATGTTTTATGAGGGCAGAATAGATGGAAAGACTTGTACATATCATAGGCGAAGATCCGAACGCTTACAGGTTAACCTGCTGCGACACAGATGCCGAATTGGCACTTTTGGAAGGGTACTGTGTGACGGTGAATGCGGGAGCTGCCGAGCTGTCTGAGTTCCTGATGATTTCCTCAAAGGAAGCCGAAGATCTGATAAGAACACTGCACCTGAAGTCCTTGTGTGAAGCCATGGCCGAATTGAACAGCGGGACACTCGTATGCAAGTGATCGTGGCAGGAGGTCGCAGGTTTAAAGACTATCTATTATTAGAGCGGTTCTTAGACCACTGTTTAGCGGAGGAACAGAGCACATGCTTAAGATTGCTGACAAGAAAAACTTGCCAACACGTATCATCTACTATTAGAGGCTCTCATGACAAAAATAGGAATAGTTGACGGAGACGTCTTGTGTTACGGGGCTTGTGACAGCCCCTGGCGTAAGAAGCTTGAGTACTGGAAGAAGTGTGGCTTGGACACGGATGAATTGAAAGGGCTCGGAACTATACCGGGATACCTCCCAGACAAAGACCCCGAAATGTTTGAACAATGCTGGAGAGCTTTCAAAGAGTTGCTAAAAACCTCTTTAGAGGCTGCGTACTGTGATGACCACGTGATGGCAGTAAAGCACGGCAAGTCTTACCGAGACGACATCTACTGCGATTACAAGAGAGATCGGGGCAAGTGGAGTATTTACAACCCTTTTGTTCAAATGGTGAGGAATCGCGCTGTTGAGGAAGGACTGTCCATCTTCGCCACAGACAAAGAAGCCGACGACTTGATACGAATGTGGGCCGAGGAGTTTCAAAAGTACGAAATAGATCACGTCATCATTTCCGTCGATAAAGACCTCTGGTGTATCCCCGGACTCCACTTCAATCCCAAAAAGAAAACGTTCAAAAACATCACTCCTGAAGAAGGCATGTGGCATTATTACAGCCAACTTCTCTCCGGAGACCCCACCGACTTTATTCCGGGGCTGCCCGGCATCGGTCCCAAAACAGCTATGGAAATGATTGAGGGACTGCCGACGGAAGAGGACTGTCAAGAAGTGGTCGTGTCCATGTACATCAGCAAGTTTGAAGATAATTGGTTGGACTACTTGCTTTCCAACGGTAAAATGATTCACATTCAAAGGAGCTGGAATGACCACTTCGTCGTCAGAGATTGGCCGATTGTGCGAGAGCTGGTATAAAAATGATCAGATCTTTTTCCTGAACAACACAAAGTTTTCCTTCAAAAGCAGAACCGGCAAGTTAGCTTACGAAGTCTATTGCGAAGAAGGCGCTTGGAGCGGAGTGTTTGACCCTGACATGCTGACGTTGTTCGTCTATTTCACGAAGAGCACGATGCCGGTGAAAAGCGTTAGCTTAACACGTGGCTAAATTCATCAACGAATATTACGATATGAATGACATAATCTTCAGAACGTATATAGGATACAATAAGCAGGTGTTCAATAGTCTGAATGCTGTGATTGGCAATGATATCGCATCATATTTCTACATCGGCAGAGGTTCAAAATGGGGCAACCCGTTCATTATAGGCAAAGATGGTGACCAAAATGAAGTCATACGCAAATACAGAGAACGGTTTGAAAATTTGAGAGCAGAGGGCTCTATTACTGACCGCGATTTGATAAGACTCCGAGGCGGACGACTGGGCTGTTACTGCTCACCGTTGGCCTGTCATGGTGACGTCTTGGTAGAAGCAATAGAAGCGCTCGTAAAAAAGCGAGAGAGGAATGTCTTTTAGAATAAGTGCGCCGAAAGGCTTCACACCTTCTTCACCAGACTTCAACAACGGACATTGGAAATTCCCTCAACAAATGGGAAAGGCCGCCGGTTTTGTTTACTTGATCCACGACAAGATACTCGACAGATTTTACATAGGCAAGAAACACTACAGGACTCCGAAAGGAGTTGAAACAGACTGGCGCAAGTATACGTCCTCCTCCAATATTGTCAATGCATTGATAGAAAGCTCCTCCAAAGACGGCTTTGATTTCTTTTGCTTGGAGGAGTATCAAAAAAGAGGTGCCGTGGGATACGCCGAGACATGGTCACTTTGTTATGTTGAAGCACCAACCACCGAAAAGTGGTACAACGCCAGAATTGAAAAGGTGAGTTGGAGAGTCAGTGAGACCATAACCCAACGCCACAAAGACCGCCTCACGGCAATTCTTTCTAAGGAGAAACCGGATGTTTAAGAAACTTTTCTTTGTAATAATGGCCTTCGCGAGCCTCGTAGCTTTGCTCTATTCCGGCATAATGCTGAGCTTAGAGTACTTTGAGATCGTGGGCAGCGAAGGTCTGGCCAATATCAAGCTAATGCTTTCCGCCTTTGTGTTGGGTGTGTTCACCAATCTTCTGAGGTAGAGATGGGCAAAATAGTCAAGAAGGACCAACCCTGTCTTGTCTGTCCCTCCTCAGATGCTCGACAGGTTTATGAAGATGGAGGGTCAAAGTGCTATTCCTGTGATCGCTACTTCTCGTCGAAGAGTAAACAAGTTGAAAAGGCTCCCGGAAACCCTTCAGCGCTGCGAATCAAGAAAGTGCAGCCCGAAGAAATCGCCGAATACGCAACGCGGGGTTTCGAGGCGAGAGCTATAACAAAAGCAGTGTGCGCACATTACGGCGTGAAAGTCTCTTACAACAACGACGGTAACATTGATCATCATTACTACCCTTACGAAGGCGTCAAAAAGTACAAGATAAGGAGACTGCCCAAAGAGTTTTCTTGGACACCGACCGGTTCCGATGAGCTGTTCGGTCAAAGACTGTTCAGCGGCGGCGGAAAGAGACTGATCATATGCGAGGGCGAGTGTGACACACTGGCCGTCGCCGAAGCCTCCTACGCCAAGTATAACAAGTTTTACCCGATTGTCGGCATGTCCTCATCCGCAATGGCGGACAAGCTGGTCGAGCAGAGAGCCTGGATAAGATCGTTCAAAGAAGTTGTCATATGTTTCGATGAAGATGACGCCGGATATAAAGCGCAGAAGATTGCCGCCAAAATAATCGGTTATGATAAAGTCAAGATGACAAAGTTGCCCAAAGGTGACGCGAACGAGGTTCTCGTAGAAGTCGGCGCACACGAGCTCATGGTGTGTATTTTTGAAGCTGCTTCTTACACTCCTGCAGGTATCATCAAGAAAGACGCCATATGGGCCGCGATAGAAGCCGCAGATAAGGTTCTCTCAATCCCTTACCCGCCCTGCTTAGAAGGACTGAACGCTAAAATAAAAGGAATGAGAGGCGGTGAGATCGCTCTGTTCATCTCCGGCACAGGCTCGGGCAAATCCACTTTGATGCGAGAGATAATGCTCCACATCAGGATGACGACTGAAGAAAGAATCGGAGTGGTGAGCCTGGAAGAGTCACCCGGTGAGACCGGCAAGATGCTGTCTGCTATGGCACTGAACAGAAATCGAGCCAATGAGGAAATACCTCTGGATGAGTTGAAAGTAGGTTTCGACTCTGTATTTGAAGGCGATAGGTTTGAATTGCTGGATCACCAAGGTTCCGTGAACGACGGCAGCGTCATCGACCGTTTGGAATACATGTGTCTCGTGGGCTGCACCAAAATATTCGTTGACCACATCACCATCCTGGCCTCGGAAGGCGCAGAGCATTTGCAAGGGAATGAAGCGCAAGATAAGATAATGAACGATCTGTTGCGTCTGGTGAAAAAGTATCCGGAAGTGTGGATAGGTCTGGTATCACATTTGAGAAAGACGCCCAACGATAAGAAGTCATTCGAGGAAGGTCGTCTGCCGTCTCTCGACGACATAAAGGGCTCAGGCTCAATAAAGCAGATTGCCTTCGACATAATTGCGTTCGCCAGAAATATGACGGCGGACACAGTATCTGAACAGAACTCGATAAGCATGTCTGTGTTAAAAGCACGAACGATAGGTCTTACGGGCAGAGTCCCCGGAGTCAGATACTTGCCTGAATCGGGCAGGATGCAGGCTCTGGATGAGATCATAGAACAAGCCGAGAGCAGAATAAAGAAAGGAGCAAATGAAGATGATTTCACAAGTCTTAGCGGAAATGCTGAAGGCTCTAAAGTCGAAGCCATCGACATCCTCTGAGTTGTGTCCTTTTTGTAAAAGTGACGCGCTGGTCGGGATGACGTCAGTAGACAAGAAAGTATGTGTGGACTGCGGAGAGTCGTTCAAATGGGAACTTAAGAAGGGTCAGCCTTCTCTCTTAATCAAAAATCGAAAGGGGTGATAAACAACATGGGTCATTTTTCAAATTCCGAAGAAATCTTCGATGCAATCGAATATGTTGCGGAAGAGCCTTCCACTAAGCAAAAAGAAATGCTGTTGGCTGAATTCCTCAGCGATGACTACTTTCGAATGGTGATCACCGCCGCGATGGATCCTCTGGTGACCTACGGCGTGCTCAAAACCCCGCAGGTGCCCTCCGGGCATGAGCACTTCGACGCCGGCACCTGGAGGACACTGGGAGACCTCTCGAAGCGCACGCTGACAGGCCATGCGGCGCATGAGGTTCTGACGGACGAACTTGAAGCGTTGGAGGCGTCTTCGCAAGAGCTATTCAAAAGAATATTGAATAAAGACCTCCGCGCCGGAATCGGAGTGGCTATCGTGAATAAGGCGGCCAAGAGAGTTTTCGGAAGAGGCATTATCCCGGACTTCCCTTATCAGCGTTGCTCTTTGCCCAAGCACGTGAAGCTCAATGAGTGGCCGTGGAAAGAGGGCGTCGACAGTCAGGTTAAGATGGACGGCATGTTCGCCAATCTGAGCATCCCCGCCGACACCGGCCTGCCGACGCAGCTGCACACGAGAAAAGGACAGGAGTTTGACATCACCGGTTCTGCGTGGCAAACGCTTAAGCGAGAGCTGGTGTTGTTGCAAGGGGGTACGCGTTACTCGGGGGAGCTGGGGATCATTCGCGGAGGTGTTCTGATGCGAAGAAAAGCCAGCAATGGTATCTTCAACAGTCTCCTCAAAGGGCGTGACGAATTGCCTGAAGGCTGTTCCGTCACTTACACCATCTGGGATGCAATCCCTCTGAGCGCCGCAGCAGACGGTGTTTACGAAGTCCCTCAAGCCAAACGTATGCAAGATCTTCGGAACATTCTCCTCTTCTTAAATTTGTCCGTGATCTCTCTTGTGGAGAGCCGCATCGTCTTTTCTTATGAAGAGGCACAGGAACATGCGGAAGAAGTTATTCTCTGGGGCGGCGAAGGCACTATCTTTAAGCATCCTCACGGAATCTGGAAGAAAGGAACTTCACGCTTCGAAGTCAAAATTAAGGCAGAACACGAAGCCGATCTGCGCATGATAGAGCTCACTCCAGGCACCGGTAAAAACGAAGAGCTCTTCGGTTCCGTGAGATGCGGAACCGACGATGGACTGGTGTATGTGGATGTTTCGGGCTTTTCCGACAAAATGAGGGAAGACATTCACAAAAACTGGTACGAAGTCTATGAAGGGAAGCTTATGGAGGTGACGTTTAACGAGTTGATCAATGCCAAAACCCGCGAAACGTTTTCTTTGTTCTTGCCGAGATTCAGCGACTTTCGGTTTGATAAAGACGACACCGATACCCTGCAAAGCATAAGGGCCATGGCGTGATGCTATCGGACTCAGACCCACAACTTAAGGACTCTAAATGCGACCTAAGACCAACACACAATTTGTGAGAGATTTGATGGAGTTCAGCGACTACGGCGCAATGGCGCAAGTGGCCGTAATTGAAG